CCTGGGTTCTGAAAATCTGACTGATCTGGTAGCCATTCGCCAAAAGGTATCATACTCTATTCCAACTTTCTGACCCAGAGCTAATCTGGGTAAATGCTAAATTTGAAGCCGATATGTCTGACCAAGTATCACTGCCAGCAGATATGTCTGACCAGGTTTCTAACCCAGTAGCTAAATCATTAAACGAAGTGTCAGACGCATCTTTGTCTGACCAAGCTTCACCTAGTTTCTCAAGTATCGCTTCTGTTGTTATTGCTGCGCTTACCGCTCCTGCAAACGCTGCTGTGTATTGCAATATGCCTGACGCAGTTGCGGAAATATCTGCTGTGCCAGACATGCCGTGTACTAATGTACCAACACCAGTAACTGCTAGGCTCATGCTTTCGCTTGCACTTGGTTGCTGCACACGTATTGCAACGCCTGCAACTGTTGCAGCAATAGAAGCACTGCCTGTCATCGCAACTGTAAATTGCGCTGAAGCCGTTACACTGCCTGCACTTGTTACACTTGCAGACATGCCGTGTACTAATGTTGCTGCACTTGTGACAGTGCTTGCAATCGTTACACTTGCGCTGGCCTGTTGCACACGTATTGCAACGCCAGAAGTTGTTCCAGCAAGTGAAACAGCGGATGACGCTTCAAACAGGTTTAGATCATCAAGTTGCTCCAGCGTGCCAAACGCATCAAGAGCATCCATACTACCCCAGGCATCAAGTTGCTCAAGAGTAGGGCCAAGTATCTCTGCCATGTTACGCTGCCGTTACGTCTAGTTCTCCAGCAGCAATTCTTAAAATGTCGCCTGTCGTAATTGTTTTAGCGGCGGTAAAAGCACCGTGAATAAGCAGGTTGCCAGAAGATGACGCATCAAATAGGCCAAAGTGTGAGACTGCGCCCCACGAACCAGTAGCAGCAGCAAACTCTACCGCAGCAGAATTATCTGTTGTACCGCTAGAAGCTGCATCAAAGTTAATAGCTACTCTTGCGTAGTTGCTTCCGCTTAACTCAGATGTGCCACTGCCAGTATCGGCAAAGCTACCTGTGCTTAAACCAATGTATGCCTGTGACGGGTGTGTATAGGCAGTTGTGCCTAAAACATGGTCAAGCACTTTGTTTTCGAGATAGTCGCTCATCGCTGACATAATTTAAACTCCTCGGTAGTCGGTTTTCATTGCTAAAGCACCGCCGTAACGCTGCTGTTCTGTATCGCGCTTAATCTCGTCCATAATTCTGGTAAAAATAGCGTCGTATTGGTTGGCTCTTGCTTCATCCATCAGGTACGTGTGAGCTGCACTTAATGCACCATAAAGGTACGCATCTGGATGGCGTGCTAAGATTGTGTTTGTGGCAGAGCTGTCAGACAAGGCTGAAACAGTTTCACCATAGATAATCTCAATAGTATAAACGGCGTCAGGCACTGGTCGTAGAGCAATCTCTGCACCTATGACAGTGTAGAACTTAGGTTTGCCACCACCGCTTGAACCGTAAGTCTCATAGAAATCATGTGGGGCTGCATAGTCTAGCACGCAAACAGGATCACTGTTAATTCGTACATGTCTAACTTTGCGTAAATCGGTTGGTAAAGAAATATACTCATCACTCGCTGCTGTACTTGCTTGCGCTCGTTTTTCTTGTGTTCGAGTATCTAACTCACGGCTCATGCGTGCTTCAGCAAGAGTAATGAAATCTGGTATTTGTGAAGTTAGATCAGAACGTGCCAAGAAATTTGCAACAGCAGTTTTAAGCTCTGAGTAAGTTGTGATTGCCATTAGATCGTACCACCAGTTGTTCTAAAAAATCGGTTGTCATAATCGTTTAGCCAGCGTTTCCAAGCTTTAGGATTGTCACGCGGTTGACCAAACTTGTTAATCAATTCGTAATAAATAGGTGCTGGAATATCAGCGACCTTTTGCAAATGCTTTTGAGTGTTGCCAATCATTGACTTAGGCCGCCAATCAGCAGCTTCACTTTTTGCATTTGATATAATTGGGTCTACATTAAACTTTGTCGTGATATAGTTTTCATCACCTTCAGAATGAATGTAGGTTTGCTTGCCCTTTTTCGGGTCATTAACAAGTAGTTTTTTCATGTTTCTCTCCAAGTAAAAAGGGGCAACCAAAGCTGCCCCTCGTAATTCTTAAAGTATTAATAATTATGAACCGCTTAGTCCTATCACGGCGGCATGCGCCTTAGGAGCCTTTACGATAAGTGTCCATTCGCTGACAATTCCGAAACGTGTTGCATCTCCACCTGGAGCTACATCTGAAACGCTGAACATTCTGCCTGGTAAGTGACCTACACATAGGTACTCAGTATCAAGCAAATACATTTCAGAGTTTGGACATTGACGATCCACAGTTACTGAAAGCTCACCAAAGTCTGACAAGTACAAGCTCACTGAGCCTATTATTGCTGCTTCTTTTGGTGCAGTCATTGTAATCTGGTTAGTCGCAACTGAGCCAGAAGATAAGCCAGAGAAGTTCTGCTTATTTGTTGGCGACATTAGCAACATGTTTGGTGAACCACCGTCACTGTATGCAGCAAGCATAGCAGCGTCGATTTTAGCCAAAGTCAATGCAGCAGCAGTACCTGTAAGGTCAGCAGCCGCTGTACCATTACCATTCGCAGCAGCAGCCATGTCGGATGGAGCGTCTACGTTTGAAATCCAGGTAATGAGCTTACCAGCTTTACGTGGGTCAGAACTAGAGCTTGCTTCGTTTTTGTATAGAGATTTGTTTATGTCTCTACGCTGCTCTAAGCCTTTTAAAACTTTGACCATAGCTGTCTCTTTGTCACGGCCTGCTTTATCTACGATATCCATTGTGTTGGATACTGAAGCAGCCTGAACTGAGATCTGGTGGTAGTTACCAACTCTTGTTGTTGGGGTTGGGTTTCCATATGAAAAATCAGCTCCTTCATTGACGTAGTTTGTGTCAACAGCAGATGCTAATTCTTGAACTTGCCACTCGTGGTATATACCTTTTGTGGTTTCTTTTTTCGCGTTAGAAAATAAAGGAGTTTCATCTGGATCGACGCGGTAGATTACGTCTGACAAGTCCTCTCTTTCGCCAATCGCTGTAGCGGAAGTATAAATAGCCATTATTGGCCTCCTAAAAAGTTAAATTATTTGGTTAAGAGAAAGTCTATAGCCGCTTCACGACTATTGGATTTACTCAATCTATCAAAAGCCTTGCGCTTTCGCTCTGTTGCAGAGTCGCCCTTGTTTTTAGGTTGCCCACTTTTAACCATCTTCGGAGCTGTCTTTACCTTCTTCTTTGCAATAGGTTTTTGCGACTGCAAAGTTTCGTAAAGATGAGCTTTCCGCATCATGTCTATAATTCTACTGTCTGTAGCAGCACCTAGTTCTGCATCAGTAAAACCACGACTTCGTGCATAAGTAACGATGGCAGCTTTTTCTTTAGCTTCCACTTCTGGGTCTTTCCATTCAGGAACCAACTCCAAAAGCTTCTTCTGTTCTTCAACTAACCGAAGCTGTTGCAGTCTTTGCTGTTCAGCTTGTACAGTCTGTTGTTTTGCTTGCGTATCACGTTCTGTATCACGTTGTCGTACATATTCGAGTGGGTCGGACTCATACAGGTTATCCCAATATGCCTGATCTCTAGGCTGGGTGTTTTTCTGTAATTCTTGAGCCACCGCATTTAGGGCCGTCTCGTATTGTGTACGAGCTTGCTCAGTAGACGCCTTTTCCGCTTCTAAAACCTTACGCTGTTCAGCGGCATCTTGTAGTCTTTTCTGGGCCGTTTTTTCTAGTTGAAAGTTCTTGATTAACTCTTCTTGAGTTGCTTCAAATTCTTCACCATCAACCTTTACGCGATAAGTCTGAATTTCTTCGTATTCTTCCTCATCGTCGTCCTCAACCTCTTCCGTTTCAGTTTCAGCTTGGCTGTCATCAGCGGCTTCAACCTCTACTTCTTCTGGTTCAGGTGTCTCTACTGTAGCTTCGGCAGTAGACTCTTGAACTTCTTCGCTTACCTCTTCAGGGGCTTGGGTATTCAAAAGTAAGTTCACAGCATCATGCTGCGATAAGCTGGATTCCTCAGGAGTACCAGACATAATAAAATCTCCAATTATTTAGGGTTTAATTAAACTCGTTTACTTGTTGTGAAGCCATTTTGCCTGTCCGTATGGCACTTTCAAAATGTCCTTCAAAAGCCTCTAGTGCTTTCATCAAATAAAAAAGCTGCTCACGCTTGGCGGTGTCTGACGGATCAGTGTGTGACCAATCATCGACATACGCTTCACGTATTTGCCCAAATGCCTCTTTTACAAGAGGGTTGTTCATCACCGCAGAAGCTTTAGCTCCTC